CCACCGACCTACCCTATAAAACCAAACCGACGAACCTACCCATAATAACGTAATATATCTAATAATTTCAACTACTTACATCTAACTAACGGGTTAGTTGAAAATCCCTATTGACAATCCGCCCCAAAAGGTATTATAATATCCAATACCTACTACAACTCACAATAGAGGAACCGTTATGAACAACGTAGCCATGCATGACCCCATGCTTATAGAGACACTTGCTGATATGTACTTCGCAATGACTGAATTAGAAGATTCTATCCCGACCGTTCCCGGTTTGGCTCTTGCGATTGGGTTCAATAGAAGTTACGACATAAACGTAACTTTGAAGAACTACGAAGAAGGTCTGTCTAAATACCCCGAAGCATCAGTTGGAACCATTCTCAGAGCTTTAACTAAAATAGAAGACAAGTACATCGTAAACGGCCTACAAGACAAGTTCCCGTCTGCATTGGTTAAGTTCTGCCTTGGAGCGTATCACGATAGAAGAGAGAAAGAACCCGACGCCCAGTCAGCGGGTAACAACACTAACATCATGGTAGTCTTCGAAAGACCAAAAGAACTTGACAATGTTCAGGCCCGAAGGTTGACTAACAGCCTGAATCAGCCGGTTATAGAACTTCACTCAACGAATTAGATTCCACCCACCTCAACTAACACGTTAGTTATGACAAAACCATATGACACCAAGGCAACAAGGAAGGTAGTAATACCTTACCAACCTCGTCCTTGCCAAATGCAGATAGCAGAAAAGCTGTCTCTTTACAGGTTCCTGGTCGCAGTCTGCCATAGACGCTTTGGTAAAACGGTCAACGGTGTCATATGGCTCATAACCGAAGCCCTGTCAGGCATACCAGACTTCAGGGGGTACTACATAGCTCCAAACCAGAAGCAGGCTAAACGTCTGGTTTGGAACTATTTCAAGTTCTACCTAAAAGGGTTCAAAGACCTAGGTTTAGTCAGTTTCAACGAGACAGAGCTAAGGATAGACTTCTTCATCGGACCGTCCACTTCTTCCATCTACCTTGCCGGTTCAGAGAACATCGAGTCGTTACGTGGGGTATACATGGACCGAGCAGTACTGGATGAAATGGCCTCGTGGGAGAAAGCAGAGTATGCTTTCTACGAGGTCATCTACCCGGCTATGTCAGATCGTAATGGTAGAGGATTCATCATCGGTACGGTTAAAGGGCTTGACTTGTTCTATGACATGTACTGCATGGGAAAGGACAAGAAGAAGTTCCCTGAATGGGATTCGGTTCTTTATGACATCTACTCTACAGGCGTTTTCACTGAAGAGGTAATAAACTCGTTAAAGAGTATCATGCGGCCAGATGCTTTCGCAAGAGAGTACCTGTGCGACTTCTTCGCAGAAGCTCCTGATAGGCTCATAGCACCTCAGATAGTATCAGATGCGGTGTGCAGGGACGTACCGGATCATGTAGTCAGATCATCAGCGGAGGTGTGGGGATATGATGTAGGCTACACAGGCGATCCTAGTCAATTGGTTAAGAGGAAAGGCCCACTTGTAAGAGAGATAATATCTTTAGATAACAAGGATTCGGTTTTTCAATCTAACTTCCTAAAGCAGCAGATAGACCAGTACCATCCAAGTATCGTGTATATAGATGCAGGGTACGGCGAGGGGGTGATAGCACGTTTAAACGATATGGGGTATGCCCATGTGATCCATCCGGTGTATTTCGGCGAAGCTTCGCCTTCACCAGGGTGCTTCAACATGAGAGCGTACATGTACTGGATGGTGCTGAAGTGGTTGAAGTCAGGGTCGATACCAAAAGACGATGAGCTTATCAGGCAGTTGTCGAACGTCTTGTTGGATGACAATGATAAGAACAGGAGGATAAAGTTAAAGCCTAAGAAGGACATAAAGGCGATTCTTCGTCAATCACCGGACAAGTCAGATGCACTGGTCCTCACCTTCGCAGGAGGAGGGGAAGAGGTAGCGGACATAAACGAGCTTATAAAGAACGGAATTACTAAGCCCTCGGATTCGGTTATGAGACAAGTTCTATCAGACTTACTTAGCCAGCAGGGTAACTATGATGCGGATAATTACTTTGATAACATCTACGGTAACAATGTGATGGAAAAATTAGATAAAGATTGGGGGTGATACATACTTTGGAAAAAATAAACTTGACAAGTACAAAATTGTGTGGTAATATCAGTCTAGACGATAGATATTTAATAATACCGTACAGTTCAGTTGACAAAAGTTTGGTTGTAAACTACTGGTCCCACTTAGCCGATAACGACTTAATCAAGTTTCGACTTGGGGATATATCGAATCCCGGAGCAAAAGATGTTCAAGCAATGATATTGCGCAACACTCGCAATATGTATTACATTGCCGATGCAAGTGACGCTACTTTAGTAGCGGAGTTTACGGTAGTTCTTCTTTCTGGACAAATGGGGGCGATGCATTTTAGTGCTAACCCAAAAGTGACGTTTCAAGAAGCCATAGCGATAGGGAAGTGGGCTACGGATAGAGTTTTAAAATACTGGAAGTATGACGACGAGCCTTACCTTACTTCCATAATTGGTATAATCCCGAAGAGTAACAAGAAAGCGAACACCTACATTCGCAGAGTAGGATTCAAACGGGTCACAGAAGTTCCAAACGGCTGTAAGTATCTAGGAGAACTGGATACCGCGGTCATAAACATAAAGTCTAACTAACAGTTAGTTAAGAAGTAGTTAGGGTACATATTATGGGAAAAGGTTCATCAAAACCAACGCACTCTGCGGAGTATTCTTCGTACTTAGCTTCCTACAATGCGTCGAATCCTGCTCCGTCAAAAAAGCAGCCGATAGCGGCGACAGTATCTTCATATGTCCCACCACTTTCAGAACAAGCGTACTACGATGATAAGTATAAGCGTCAACAAGAAGAGTATTCAGCCAAGTTAGCACAAAGTCAAAAAGAACAACAGGCAAGATTGGAGCAAGCGCAAAAAGAACAGGCTACTCTCTTAGCACAACAGAAAGCGGAGCAAGACGCAAAGCTTGCAGAGTTGGAGCGGAACAAGAAGATTGAGCAAAGAGACACGATTCTCTCTGACAGAAACACCGCCTCTACTTCTGCGGTTGATTACGTAAACCAGCAGATAGCTAGAGAAAAGTCAAACGCTGCTCTCTTCGGTATTCAGTATGATGTAACTGACGGGAACAAGAGTAAGCGCATTGGGGATTACTTCTCTACGTTGTGGTCTACTGGACAAGACGAGCAGATTAATAACCTCTTTACCGAAGTCGGTAAACCGGAAGGGTTTACAGATTTCACTATTCAGGTAGGTGATGGTTCTACCGTCGAAGACGCTAAACAAACAGCTTCACAAAAAGTTGTCGGAAAGACGAAGGGCACAAAGCCAAACGCTTCCATACTCTTATCTGGTCTCTCACCGTTAGGTGGTGACCAAACTATTTTAGGGGGATAATATGGGAAAAGGCGGCGGGATGGTTGCACCCCCTAACTACACACCGAATACGGACAGCACCACCCAACAGTTTCAAATGGCGTTGGATAGCTACAAGTCTCAGACAGATTTGGCTATGCAGTCGAATGAGTCTTCTTTCAAACAGCAGTTACAGGCTTTACAGAGCAGTAATGATCAGTACCTATCTTCCCTACCCACCATCCTAGGCACTGATGCGGCCAATATGGATTGGGAAAAACAAGCGGCTGAATTGAAAAAGAAGATGGAAACACAATACGAAGCAGATGAAGCTAAGAAAAAGAGCAGGACAGCTACTATACTAACTTCCCCTCTTCTTGACTACCAAGACCCGATAACAGCTAATTCGATCTTAACAGGTAAATAATGGAAAACTACAGTTTAGATAAAGCGTTATCTGAGTATTTGTCGCTTAAAGCTGAAAGGGCCGAATGGGAAGCTGAATGGGTCGAGATTAGTGAATACTTGTTACCGGGAAGAGGGATATTCAGTACTCTTAACGTACCCCGTAAAAGGAAGCTCACTTCTCCTAAGTCAATAAACACCATAGCAAGGGACGCTCTTCGAGTCCTAACTTCAGGTATACAAGGAGGGTTGTTTCCATCTAACCGACCTTGGCTAGAATTAGGGATAGGGAACAAATCTTTAAAGAACGTGCCGTTTTTCAAGAACTGGATGTACGAAGCCCAAGAGGTATTGGTAGACGACTTCGCTTCCAGTAACTTCTATACAGCAAACGCTAACTCCGTAACAGAGTTAGCGGGGTTCGGTACTTGCGCACTATTTATCGATTCAGATATAGAGGACCCACCATTTCAATTTATACCTTTGACGAACGGGGAATATGTTTTTGCTACCGATTATCTAGGTAGACCAAATAAGTTTTACCGGATAATGTTCAAGTCTCCAAGCAATCTAATTGAAAAGTTTGGCAAGGATAAGGTGTCGGAGAGTACGAAGAGGCTTGCAGAAAACACATCTTCAATACGTGACAAACAATTTGTAGCTATACTTGAGGGTATTTTCCCAACTAAGTATCAGGACAAAGCTTTTAAAAGAGTTATTTGGGAGATAGGTGCGGGGGGTTCAGGTGACGCCGCGTTATCTGCGTTAATAACCAGCAATAACATTAACCCAAGTCCTCTTTTGGTATCCGGTTTTTATGAGTTTCCTGTTCCCATTGGTAGATGGGAAACGATAGGGTCAGATTCCTATGGTGTTGGTCCCGGTTCGGAAGTCTTGCCGGAGATAAAGCGTCTTCAGGAAATGGAGAAGGGTTACAGAATGGCGGTTCACAGG